CACTTTTATAGTGGGTTTTTTTTATTAACAACCTTTTGTTTATATTTTCGTCTATTGTTTGTTTAAAAAATAATCATACATTTGCTTAAATGAAATGGCTAAACATAGTAGCTAAACACCACAAAGAGTATGTACGCATAGTCGAAAGTTTCGGCGAATATTTCTACGCTGAAGACATTGTGCAGGAAAGCTACCTACGAATGTTAAAGTATTGTAAGCCTGAATCAATTATAACAAATGGAAGCGTAAATAAAAGTTATGTTTACTTTGTTCTTAGAAATATGTATTTAGACTTTGAAAAGCACAAAGCGAGACACCCGAAAGTAAGTATTGAAGAAATAGGTCAATTAGCTTACGATGATACGCAGTTATCAAAACACGAAGCCTACGAAGAAATACTAAAATACATAAACAACGAAGTACAGACTTGGCACTGGTACGACCAAATGCTATTTGATTTATACAAACGAACTGGTAAATCAATACGTGATTTAAGCAAAGAAACTAAAATAAGTACAAAGAGTATATTTCAAACGTTAAAGCATTGTAAGGAACGTTTAAAAGAAAATGTAGGAGAAGACTACGAAGACTATAAAAACACGGATTACGAATTAATATTAAACAAATGGCAAGAAGAAAAAAACAAGCAGAAGGTCTTGGAGACACTGTTGAACAAGTATTAGAAGTTACAGGAATTGCTAAAATAGCAAAATGGGTAATGGGTGAAGATTGCGGATGCGAAGAACGTAAGCAAAAGCTAAACGAACTTTTCCCTTATAATAAACCTGAATGTTTACACGAAGACGAATATGAATTTTTAACTTGGTGGTATAGCGAAACACGAAACCAAATGAGACCAAGTGAGCAACTAAGAATATTAGAAATATACAATAGGACCTTTCATAAAAATATGCAACCTACAAGCTGCGGAAGTTGTCTACGTGACGTCTTACAAAAGTTAAAAACATTAACCGATGAATACGGAAAATAAATACTTTATAATTGACTACGGCAAAGACGTTAAAGAATACGCTGAAATAATTAGACGTACTTTAGAAAAGAAAAGAGCGCATATTATTTACGTAGAAACAGACTGTGATAACTTCTTTGGAGTAGAGGAACTAACAGAAGACGAATTTTTAAACTATTTTAAAACAAGTACAGATGCCCATTCCTAAACCACGAAAAGACGAATCAAAAAAAGACTTCATTCAACGTTGTATGGTAGACGATGTAATGACAGTAGAATATGAAGACATAGACCAAAGACTGGCGATATGTTCAACAAGTTATGAAGAAAACTTAAAAAAACACGAATCAAATGGCAAAAGTAGGTAGACCAAGAAACTTAAATAGTCCTGAACAACTATACGAACTATTCATAAGATACAAACAAGACGTAAAAGCTAACCCAAGAATTAAAAGCGTATTCGGTGGTAAAGAATTTGAAGAAAGAGCAGAACCACTTGAAAGACCGCTAACAATGGAAGGCTTTGAAGTTTTTTGCTGGGACGAAGTAGGACAAGTAGAACAATATTTTAAGAATATAGAAAAAAGATACGAAGAATTTATACCTATCTGTTCGCGTATACGCAAAGAAATACGTGAAGACCAAATCACGGGAGGTATGGTAGGACAATACAACGCAAGTATAACACAGCGCCTAAACAACCTAAAAGAGCAAATAGAGCAAACGAATATCGAACAACCATTATTCCCTGATGTTTCGGAGAACGACAGCAATAAATAAGATACTGTCTTTAAAAAGACGGATTAAAATAATTCAAGGTGGAACATCAGCAGGTAAGACTTTTGGTATTTTACCTGTACTTATAGACAAAGCCACTAAGACTGCAGGTTTAGAAATAAGCATAGTAGCTGAATCAATACCACATTTAAGAAGGGGTGCGTTACGTGACTTTGAAAAGATAATGAAATGGACAGGCAGGTTCTTTGACGATAGATTTAATAAGACCCTACTAAAATACGAATTTGCTAACGGAAGTTTTATAGAGTTCTTTAGCGCTGATGATAGTTCTAAATTACGAGGTGCAAGGCGTGACATACTTTATATTAACGAGTGCAATAACGTTCCATTCGAAGCGTATAACGAATTAGCAATACGTACAAAAAAAGAAGTCTTTTTAGACTTTAATCCTGCTAATGAATTTTGGGTCCATAAAGAACTAAAAGACGAACCTGATTCAGACTTTATAATTCTTACCTACAAAGATAACGAAGCATTAGACGATTCAATAGTTCAACAAATAGAAAAGAACCGCGAGAAGGCTTCTACAAGCGCATATTGGGCTAATTGGTGGAAAGTATACGGTGAAGGTCAAGTAGGTAGCTTAGAAGGCGTAGTATTTAATAACTGGAAGCAAATAGATATCCTTCCAAATGAAGCGAAGTTAATCGGAATAGGGTTAGACTTTGGTTACACGAATGACCCTACTGCTATAATTGAAGTATACAATTATAACGGAACACGAATCATAAATGAGTTAGCCTATAGAACAGGAATGTTAAACAGCGACATAGCAAAAATGTTACCTAATCAGGTAACAATATACGCTGATAGTGCAGAACCTAAATCAATCGAAGAAATAAGACGCTACGGAAAGACGATTAAACCTGTAACAAAAGGCAAGGATTCAATAAACTACGGAATAGATGTTATGCAACGCCAAAACTATTTAGTTACTTCAAACAGCGGTAATTTAATTAAAGAATTACGCTCGTATTGTTGGGACACTGATAAAACAGGAATGCGTTTAAACAAGCCTATAGACCATTTTAACCACGCTATAGATGCGTTACGTTATCACGAAATGGAAACCTTAGGTTTAAACACTACCTACGGACAATACTTTATACGATGAACGACCCACAAATACGCGAAGCGATAGCAGTAGTCGAAGCGTTTATCTACGAAAAGACGAATAAGAAAATACGAATAGTCTTTGACAACCCACAACGAATGATGTTACACATTAGAATGCTATTCGAAGCCTATGGAGTAGCAAAGGCTTACTACGATAATAAAAAATAAAGTTATATAATTATGAAGGTTGAAGTAAACATACCTACAAGTCTTGACGAAATACCTTTAAAAAGGTATCAGGACTTCATTAAAGTGCAAACAAATTCTAATGACGAAGAATTTATAGCGCAGAAAATGATTGAAATATTCTGCGGAATAGATTTAAAAGACGTTGTTAAAATAAAAGTAACTGACTTAAATGATTTAATACAGCATTTTACTAAGTTGTTTAGTGAAAGACCAGAGTTAAAAAGAACGTTTAAATTAGGCCAATACGAATTTGGTTTTATTCCTAACCTTGAAGAAATTACTTTTGGTGAATACGTAGACTTAGAATCACACATTCAAAGCTGGGAAAACTATCACAAAGCGTTAGCGGTTTTATACAGGCCTATTAAAACACGAAAGAAAGACAATTACGAAATAATAGATTACGAACCAAACGTAGACTTTCAGGACTTAATGAAATTCGCTCCATTATCAGTAGCAATAAGTGCAACGCTTTTTTTTTACAATTTAGAAAAAGAATTATTAGTAGCTACGATGAACTTTTTACAACGCGAGATGAAGAAGAGCAAAGCAACTTTAGCGACTTTACCGAACGCGGACAATTCAATAAAAGATGGGGTTGGTATGGAAGCATATATGCAATCGCTAAAGGAGACCCTACAAAGTTTGACGAAATTACAAGACTTAGACTTACTCAATGTCTCACCTATCTCACTTTCGAAAAGCAAAAAAACCAAATCGAAGCAAACGAACTTAAAAAACAATATAGAAAATGACAGGATATTACAACCTATTATCGAAGATTAAAACGCACTTTGATAGTGACCCATTAGTAAACACGGTTACACAAGGCGATATATTCAGAATAGATTTGAATAAGCAGACTATCTTTCCGTTAGTTCATATAATTGTTAACAATGTTCAGTTTGTAAATAATGTTCAGCAGGCTAATGTTAGCGTTTTAGCTATGGATATTGTAGATATATCAAAA